ATAGCCTGATTAGGTCTTAAATAAGAATTTAATAGCATTCTAACTGAGTCAACCCAACCCTCACGAGTATCTGGGATATCCCATACATTTTCTGGCTCTGTTGGTGCATAAATAGGCATTTCTTTATCTTGCCCAATAGTATCAAAGCCTACACCAATACCAAGCATCAAAGCATCCATTACCCAGGCAAATAATGCTCCTGGATCATTACGATCAATATCACGAGTAGAAACCATAGCGCAGTTTTGTAGGGAAGCAGAGTTACGTTTCTCCATAGTCATTGGAGTTCCAAATGCCCATAGACCTCTACCTGGTGGGGTCCATTTTAAATTAAACATACGATCATAGGCCTCTTGGGCAGATTTTTGAGCCTTGTTATCATTCCATGGTAGGCGGTTATCTTTGGCATGGTTTTTTTGAACTGAGTACATTCCCTCAATTACCCGCTTACAAACCTCATGCCATCTTTCTTTAGTTCCATCTTCCTTCATACGGGAGTAAGTACGTATAAAGGTGATCTCTCCTAATGAGTTAGATCCTGCGTCAGTAAACCCAAATGGTGCTGAAACACCAACATACTTATTTACAAACTCATCTGATAAACGAAAAGAAAATACCTCTGACATAAAATTTCCAACTTTCTATTAAAAAATATTATTAATACTTTGATAATTCCAAAGTACTGTTAGTATATCATAAGTTTCAAATAAAAAACAAGCACAAAACTTAAACTAAATCTTTACTTTAGGGTTAAGCACTTTTAAAAAACAATAGTAATACCGTTTATTAAAACTTACTACTATTGATATGACACATCTCTATTTGATTTATGTTTAAATGCTTAGGCAAAGAACCAACCCAATAAATCACTTGAGCAAGATCTTGTGCTGATAGGGCATTTTCCCTTTTTTGTTCTTGGGTATCAATTGTAGCAGGACAAATCTCAGTTACCTTTATACCATACTGAGGAAATTCCATCCTCATGGTATCTACAAGACCTCTTTCTCCACGCTTAGCATTGGTATAGTTTCCTCCGCCACGGTATGGGACCTTACCCCCAAAAGATGTTACAAATATAACTGTTGGGGATTCTGATCTTTGCATACATGGAACAAATAACTGAGACAGATACATTGGTCCTGCAACATTTATATCATATGCCGTTCTAAAATTTTCCATAGTTTCATTAATAATATAGGTAGGGCTTGCACCACCACCAGCATTATTAACAAGAAGATCAAGAGTTATATCTTTATATTTTTCATAGAATTTTTTAATTTCACTAGAGTTGGTTATATCTAAAGAATAAATCTCAACATTGCTAGAGACTAAACCAGATACTCTGGATAAATCTCTTGAAACAGCAATTACTTTATATCCGCTTTCAGATAAAAGTTTGACTGTTGCGTAGCCAACCCCTTTGCTAGCACCTGTAACTATTGCTGTTTTAATATTAATGAATCCAGTGTTGAGGAACCATAATTTTTTCACCACTTTTAACTAAATGTGCAGTGTGATGATATGGTGGAGAGGGTGGAAATACAATAATGCTTCCTGCTTTTGGTTTAATAGCAAAACTATAGTTTCCATTTTTTTCTGCTTCTGCAAAATCTGGTTCTGGACTAGCATTTTGTAGTACGCCCTCTGGTGATGCTATTGTAAAAGATAGTTCTCCACCTTCATAGTCGTCATTTAAGTACATAACAAAAGATATTTTTAGACGGCCATCTCCTTCTTGCTGATCAAAATGTGCTCCCATATATGTTCCTGCTTGGTACTTCTTTATTGGATATTGTGGAAATAGTTTTGGCTCTTCTGTAATACCTTGTGCCTTTGCATAATCTCTTGCTACATCATCAAATGCTTTTTGTAATGTATTATAAATATACTTCTTTTCTTCATCATCATCTGGGGTTAATGCAATAGTTTTATCTGTTCCATAAACATACTCTTGTCCACTACACGCCATCCATTCTCCCCATGGATTTTTATTATCATTTTCAATTGCCTCAACAAGTTTCTTTGGATCTTCAATTACATTTGTATAGTAGTAAACTTTTTCTTCAAGTATTTCTCTATTCATTCTATATCTCCTTAGTATTTATTGTTATCATAGAAATTATTTTCTTTAATAAAACCAACAAGAACATATCTTATTGGTCCATCGGCAACATGCTCTACTCCATGCTCGTGCTTATCGTCACCTGGGAAAAACAACATTTCTCCTGGCTTTGGTCTTAATTTTAAATTTAAATTTTTGAAAAAAAGTTCTCCTTCATTATAATCATCATTAATATATAGAATTGTCGCATATCTAATTGATGGGTCAGTATGTTGGTCTGTATGAGATCTTAATTCAACTCCAGGTTGCATTCTTTGAATAGTAGCAAAACCACTTAAGTTTAAATTTGAATCTGCGCTTACAACCAAGTTGTTAAGTCTTTCATGAAAAGTTCTATATTCGTCATATTGTGAAATATTTAAATTTTTGTCAGCCCAGTTATGAGTAATTTCAAACTTTCCTTCAGCAACAAGATTTTCAACATCATCTCTGCCAAATTTTTCCATACAAAATCTTGGTAGATTTGATAAATATTCTATTTCCCAGTCTGCCTGAGATGCTTTATTAATTTGATCCCATAAAAAGTCCATCTCCTCTTTTAATAGACAATCTTTAATTAATAATATTTCATCTGTTATTTCTTCAAATTTATAATTATTTTTTATTAATTCTTTTTTAAAGTTTTCAATCATTTGAAACCTCCTCTGGCTTATATTTATTTCCATTTATATCTAATTTCCAACCTTGCTTAAGTAGTTCTTGCCACTCTGCTCTTTCAATTTCTTGTTTTGCTCTAGTCTCTTTCATTTCTGCTGCCCAAGCATCCCTAAGTTCTTGTGGATACGCAGATTCTTCTCTATCATCCCAGAAAGATCCAATAGTATATCTTACTCCACTTTCTATTAGTGATACTTCATGCATATTATTAAATCCTCCGTCAAATACGGCAAGCATTCCTACTTCTGGTTTAATCTCTATATTTTGATTTGGAAACTTAAGTAATCCACCTTTAAAATTGTCATTTAAATATAAAAATCCTGCATATCTACTTCTTGTAAATGCTCCAGATTTTCCTTCAGCATCAGTGTTATCTGAATGAAGTCTTGCATATGCTCCTGGCTCCCACTTTTGTGTATGGTATCCAATTTTACAAATTGTTTTTGGGTCAAGGTCGTGTACTGATGCAATTGCTTCTGGCATTTTCTTTTCAATATCTGAAAAAATAGTTGGGATCAATCCAGCATCAAGAACTTCTTGGTCATTGTCTTGTGGAAGTACAGAGGAATATGACTCATAAAATGATATTGGCATCCAAGAAATTTTACCATTTTCTGCTTGTGCATCAAGAGCAATAATCATTTTTGCACAATCTTCTTTGCTTACAAAGTTTTCATAAATAACTATATCTTTTGTAATTCTTTTTTTATTTTCTAGATTCATGGCTTCCTGTCTCCCGTATGTTCTGTAATCTCCCAAAAAAATGGACAGGTATATCTAATACCACTTTTAATTTCTGTAACGCCATGTATATACTCTTTGTCTCCTGGGAAAAAATAAGCAGCACCTTTTTTAGGTTTAAACTGTACACCCTGTAATGGAAAATATAATTCCCCACCTTCATAGTCTTCATTTAAATAAAATAGGCTTGAAAGATCATAATGAGGAAAATCATTTGGAAGTCCAGCATCTGGACCTTCATGTAGTTCTTTGTCTGCATGAGGATTTTGACGTTGTCCTGGAAGCCATCTTACAATTGTTGTTCCAGTTGGGATAACTTTTACTTTATAAAAATCTTCAATAATTGGTTTTAATCTTTCAAATAACCCAGCAATTACTGGTGATATAGATGGATCATTTTTATCTAAACTTGGTTGAGTTGCAACTCTATCTTTCCAATAATCTGAATCATAAACTACGGTTCCATTTTCATTAACATGGCTTTGTGTTACATCCCAAATAGTTAAAGATTTTGCTGCATTTTCTAAAAAGTCTATCTCTTCCTGAGTCATAAAATTTTCTAATTCAACAATCATTTCTTTTCCACTACCAAAAAACCCTGAAGGAGTTATTGATGGTGTTCTTTTAACAACCTCTATATTATCTGCTTGATTCATATTAACATTATACCAGAACTAGTTTATTCAGATTATTGATCATTTTGGATATTCTTCCTATTGTCAACTACGTCAAGTTTTAAAGTTTTTACTTCATGACTTCCGATAGACTCTCCCTTTTCATTTACAGCATTTCTATACCAGTCTGTAAACTTACCAGACTGATTTATTTTTTGTGCTGCATCTCCATAAGATTTATTTGCCTCTTGTTTTTTATTGTCTGGATCCTGATATTCATTAATTTCAATAACTGAGTTATTTAAAGACTTCAAGGATATTGGAATAATTGTCGCTAGTGGAGTTCCCGCTTTTATCAATACTTCTTTATTTGCAGATCGTGCCTTAATTGCTAAAGGAAGTGGATTATCAAAAAAGGATATACTTATTAAAGAGGACATTGTTTCAAAATCATCACTAAAATAATTAACTGG